ATACATATGAAGTATGAAAATAGATGTGATTATGTTTTTTATGATGAAGATATTTTTCAGAATCCGCAGAATATTCAAACCATGTTTAACTTACCTGTGACAATTCCAAAATATAAAAGAGTTGCTCCTTTTTATGATGATGAAATCATGTTAGTGAGTAAAGAACAATTCAATGTACAATATGAACGTATATCGCAAGAAATATTAGGAGAAATTATATGAACGGAAAAGGTGACACGCCAAGACCACTAAGTGTTAGTTCAGAAGAATATGAAAAAAATTGGGAACGCATTTTCAAATCCAGAGAAAAGAAATTGGAAAAGATGCGTGATGAATTGCAAGCTGACATTGACAAGGTACGAAAAAAATTAGATGAATTAACTTTAACATCACAGGAGATGGGAACATATGATGCACCCACAGGAAGTGAAGTTGACACCAACATCCATCCCAGAGTGGATGAAGATGGCAACTATGTTGAGCACACAGCATGTTGAGGCACTTAAGGAACAAGCAGAACGTCAAGGAGTAAGATATGCCACATCCGCATAAAAATCGGCCGCGCCGTGGAAGACGGAAGATTGGTAGTAAGAAACGGAAAAATCGTTCAAATAGGAGAAAGCGATAATGGGAATGTTTAGTTATATCAAGGAACATACACGAACAGTTAAAAAGAAGAATGGCACCAGCAAAAAGGTTCGTGTGAAGTCCACGTATAAGCCAAAGAAGGTTAAGAAGAAGTAATCATGGATATTTCAGTATCGTCTGAAAAATCTATCGGAATGTTTTTGTCAGGAGGTATGGATAGCGCATTGCTTCTATACCTCTTGGCACAACAATCCAATAAAATAAAAATTTTCACGATACCTAAGTATGATGGCGCTGAACATTATGTTGGACCCATAGTGACTTGGATAAACAATAAATTAGGTTGCAATTTACCAGAACCTATATTGATAGGTAACCCAAAAGCCAATCATAAAATGCAAGTAAATACAGGACTGGTTAAGGTGTATCATTCCTGTGATGTATTTTATTTTGCCGGAAACTCATATCCAGAGGATGTATTACCCAACGGTCCTAGCAGAACAGAAAGAAAAAATCCCAAAGAAAAACAACCATTTTTTCATTTATATAAAACAGACATTGTGAAAATGTATGTTCAATATGATTTAATGGAATTGTTAGGGTTAACACATACCTGTACTGAACAATCTATAGGACGTTGTAATGAATGTTGGCAATGTAAAGAACGAGCATGGGCCTTTAAAGAATGTGGTTTACAGGACTTGACAACCACTTGAAAATGTGTTATATTTCAGTATGACTTCAAGTGAGGTGTTATGCCACATCAAGTTGGTTACTGCTGTATCAATCTCACATTAGGCAAAGAAAAGATTAGCACAGGAAGGACGTTACGCCAAGCTTCATTCAAGCAGGACACGAAGCTGGAGCGTACGTCCTTGCTTGCCTTGCAGAATGCCACAGATTTGGTGAAAATATTGAAGTGGAACGAGGAAAACAATGTCAAGGTGTTTCGCATTGGCAGCAATATTTTTCCTTGGAATTCAGAGTATGAAGTTACACAACTTCCAGATTATTCCACTATTGTAGAATATCTACATTTGGCAGGCCAAATCATTCAACAATCTGGACAGCGTGTAAGTTTTCATCCTGACCATTTTGTGAAACTTGGTACCGTCAAGGACGTAGTGGTTCGCCGTTCCATACATGATTTGAACCATCATGATTGGATCTTGAACATGATGGGACTTCCTGCCACACATTATTATCCGCTCAACATTCACGTTGGCATGAACAGAAGTGAGGAGACTACTCAGAGATTCATAGAGCGATTTGAAATGTTGAATGAATCCACCAAGGCGCGGTTAGTAGTGGAGAATGATGACAAAGCCAATGCCTACTCGGTGTTGAATTTGTTCAATGATTTGTATTTGAACATTAAAACACCCATCACCTTTGACTACTTTCATCATACATTTCATTCTAGTGATTTGACTAGCGAAGAAGCTGCCAAGATGGCAGCAGAAACTTGGGATTGTAAGCCATTGTTTCATTACAGTGAAAGCAAAAATTTGAATGAGAATGTTTCAGGTAATCCACGAGCACATTCTGATTATGCTTTGTTGACATTGGATGATTATGGACTAAATATTGATATTGATTTGGAAACGAAAGCGAAGGAACTGGCCTGGACACTATACGAGAGGAATAGACATGACAAGATGGTATCGTAATTCCAAGAAAGGGAAGTTAGGTGGGATTTGTGCAGGATTAAGTGAGATGTTGAATGTAGATGTGACATTGATACGCTTTGCGTGGTTTCTGATGATTTGGACACCATTCCCTGCCGTGATTGGATATGTTATAGCATGGTTCATTGTACCAGACAAGGAGGAAATCCATGCTAACAACATTAGCACTCGTACTACAACTACAAGCTCCACTGGTAGTAAAGAATTTCTTGCCGGGTAAAACACCCAGAGACACAACAAGAAATTACATTGTGATACACAATGATGGTGCTGGATTGAATGCATCTGCCACCAGAAGAATTTTACAAAGAAGAAGATTGGCGTATCATTATTTCATTTCCAAAGATGGTGCCATCTATCAATGGAAAGATTTAAAGTATCAAGCACTTCATGCAGGTGTATCATTATATGAAGGTATAAAAGATTGGAACAAATTTAGTATTGGTATATGTTTACAAGGAAACAATTTGTTTCCATACACAGATGAACAATATCAAGCATTGACATTGTTAGTGAATTACATTAATATGCGGTATCCGGATAGCAAAGAAAAACCTATTCTAGGACATTCTGATGTGGCTTATCCGAAAAAACGGAAGAAGGATCCGGGTGAACATTTTCAATTATGGAGAATATACAATGACACTACCAACCACCCCCGAGGACAAGCTCAAGCTCCTTGATGCACTCAAGGAAATTTCCGCAAGCATGGCGCGTGTGGAAGCTGAGCGAGACCTTATCAAGAATGTGAAGAATGATATTTGTGATGATTTGCAACTGAACAGAAAGGTACTAAATAAGTTGGCACGGACTTACCATAAGGGTAATTACAGTGAAGAAGTCGAACTACACAAGGATTTTGAATCCCTTTACGAGACGGTAACCAAGAAAGCCTAAAGAATGTTCAAAGTTAGTTTAGTACAACCTAATTTTCCACAAGGACCCAAGAGCAAGAACGCCTACTATCTTCCATACAGTGTAGGCGTTCTTTGGGCGTATGCCAAGCAATTTTCTGAAGTCACTGACCAATGGGAATTAGGTGAACTAATTTTTAAGCGAGAACCCATCAATGAAGTTGCACAACGTTTATCAAGTTCCAACTTGGTGGGATTCAGTACATATATCTGGAATCGCCAATACAATTATCAAGTTGCAAGAAAACTTAAGGAGTTGAATCCTTCTTGTGTAATTGTATTTGGTGGTCCTGAACCTGAAATCACAAATCCAGATATTTTCAAGAAATATCCTTTCATGGACTTAGTTGTTCAGTCTGAAGGTGAAAAAACATTTCATCAAATACTTTTAAAGTTCAAAGATAAAACATTTCAAGAAGTTCCTGGATTGTTGATTAACAGAAATAATGAAGTCTTAAATACTGGATTACCTATTCGTATTGATGACTTGGAAACCATCCCAAGTCCATATTTGTCTGGAATATTTGATGAACTTGTAAAAAAACATCAAGACATTGAATGGAATGTCATTCTAGAAACAAATCGTGGTTGTCCTTATCAATGCACCTTCTGTGATTGGGGTAGCTTAACATACAATAAAATTAAAAAGTTTGATTTGGACCGTGTAAAGAATGAGCTTGAATGGTTCGGTGCCAACAATTGTGGCTTCATGAGTGTTGCTGATGCCAACTTTGGTATTTTCCCAGAACGTGACAATGAAATTGTTGATAAACTTGTTGAAGTACAGCAGAAAACAGGTCGTCCTTATCGCATGAATGTTGCCTGGGCCAAGATGCAAAAGTCTGAAGTTGTGGACATTGCTAAAAAGTTGATGGGAACAGCATTCAATAATGGATTAACCTTGAGTGTACAGAGTTTAGATGAGACGGTGTTGGAAAACATCAAACGAAAAAATCTTGGCATCAACAAATTGGAAGAAGTATTTGAGTTGGCATCTAACGCCAATGTTCCTGTATGTACAGAATTGATTCTAGGATTGCCTGGTGAAACACCAGAAAGTTGGAGAAAGAATTTCTATAAGTTGTTTGAAATCAATCAACATAATGGAATAGAAATTTTCCATTGTCAAATTCTAGAAAATGCTGAAATGAATCTCACACAACGAGAGAAATTTCAAATTAAAACCATTTCCGTAGATGATTACATGAGTGGAAGTTATGCCAGCGATGAAATTCCTGAGACTGTGGAAGTGGTGGTGGGTACAGATACCATGTCTCATGATAAAATGTTAGAGAGCATCATGTTCTCCTGGTTCATCAACACATTTCACATTGGTGGGTTCAGTCAACTTTACAGTAGATTTGTGAGGAAACATCTTGACTTTTCCTATGAAATGTTTTATAATGAGTTGTATGCCTATCTAGAAACACAAGAATGGTTTCAACAAGAAACAAAAGACATTTATGAATTGTATGATAGATGGATGCGCACAGGAAAAATTCGTACCACAGTTATGGGTAACGTGGAAATTCATGGGTGGAATGCTTTCAGTAAAACAATCTTAGACATTCATGCCAACAACAAGTATAACCTTGTTCATGATAGTGTAGAAGAATTTTTCCGAAACAAGTTTTCTGACGAACTTTCTTCTGACTTGATAGAAAATCTTGTTGAATTGCAACAATCCTATGTTGTTCGCTATGGTGAGTTTGATGATAAACATCTGGTTGTTGATTACAACATCTATGAGTACTTGTTGGGAGCCAGTTTTCAACAAAAACCTACTAGCTACATTCTAGATTTCCCAGAAGATAAGACACAAGACAAGTCAACATTTCTACAAAACATCTTTTATAGTAGAAGAAGAAACTTTGGAAAGGTGAGAATACAACGTTATGACATTTAAATTAGATTTTGATGATGTACTGATAGTTCCAAAATTTTCGGACATCACTTCACGCAATCAAGTTGAAGTGAACACAACAATGAAAGGTAGATGGGGAGCTACAATTCAAGGTGTCCCCATCATTGCTGCCAACATGGATGGAGTAGGAACCTTCAGCATGCATCATTCATTGAAGAAATTTGATGCATTTACTGCCATTACAAAACATCATACCTTGGCAGATTGGGTATCACAGAAGGATGTGAGCCATGCTTTCATCACAATTGGCATGAATGATGATGAATTGAAACAGGCCAATGACATCATTAAGGTTTGGAAATCACGCGTTGACAACTTTGTACCTAAAATTGTCATTGATGTGGCAAATGGATACATGAATCCCTTCTATGATTTCATCAAAAAGGTTCGTGATACTGTTCCTGATGCCTATATCATGGCAGGGACCGTGGTTACACCTGAAGCAGTGTATCGCACCATCACATGCGGAGCTGATTTAGCCCGGGTTGGCATTGGAACAGGCGCTGTTTGTACAACTCGCCGAGTAGCTGGTGTTGGTTATCCTCAATTTTCCGCCTTGCAAGAGTGTGTTCCCGCCGCTGCAAGTGTCGGTGGTGGTGTGCAAAGTGATGGTGGATGTGTTTTTCCTGGAGATTTCTCGAAAGCACTGGCTACTGGCGCACAAATGGTGATGGCCGGCAGTATTTTTGCTGGTCATGAGGAGTCGGAACAGGCAATTCATGACGGAAAAGTGACATTTTATGGGATGAGTAGTCGTGCAGCCCAAGAAAAACACAATCAAGTGAAAAAATATCGAGCATCCGAGGGCAGAGTTGTTCAACTACCGTACAAAGGATTGGTGGAACACACAATTTCTGATATTTTAGGTGGAATTCGTTCAACTTGTGCCTATATAGGTGCACTAAATATTTCTGAGATGCCAAGCAAGGCAACTTTCATTCAAGTAAACAATCAATTAAATCGTTCTCTTGAGCGTTACACCATTCAATGATTAAGGTATGACTGAACCTATTGATTTTAATCTCACAAAACTCGCACATGAAGCAAAAGCTCGTAAGGAATTAGAGCCGGACTTGGCAGATGCCAAGCACGTTGCCATGTTTGAGGCTATCAAGCCGTTTGCCAAGCCATTTGAACAACACAATGTCACTCCTGTATACATTGATTACAAAACACGCAAGACGAAACTTGCCTTGGTGTTGTGTCCTGAATGGGCACCACATTTTCCTCCCTACAACTTGGCATTGTTGAGTGGTATTGCCAAGACGGCGGGTTATGAAACCAAGATTTATGACTTGAATATGCGAGCTTACAAGCAATTCAAGGAAGATTGGTGGCCCAATCAAAAACTTCCCTTCCGTTTATGGGATCCTAGTGCCAGCTGGCATTGGTTGCAAGAAACATATATGCAAGACATTCATCCTGTGTTGGAGCCATTGTTGCTTCAAGCAGTAGATGAAATTTTAGAATTTGACCCACAAGTTGTTGGGTTCACCATGTACTACATCAGTGCAGAACCCACCAAGTGGATGTGTCAAGAAATCAAGCGCCGTCGGCCCGACATTAAAATTGCCATTGGTGGTAGCAACACCAAGAAAAGTTGGTTTGAAATAGAACCTTACTATGATTACGTGGTGGCGGGTGAAGGAGAAGCCGCCATTCTTGATATTCTACAAGAAGTTGAAGATGGTGTTGTTCGTACAGAGCCTTTCTATCTTGTGCAACCAGAAGGTGAACGCATCAACATCAACAATCTTCCCATGCCTGACTATGAAAGCATTGATTTCTCGGAATATGAGATTCCAAACGGTGTGAATAGTCAATTCAGTCGTGGATGCACGGCAAAGTGTACGTTCTGTGAAGAAACACATTTCTGGAAGTATCGCCAACGTAGTGCTGTGGATGCCATCAAGGAAATTGAATGGTTGTATTACAACAAAGGCACAGATGTCATCTGGTTCATTGATAGTTTAGTGAATGGCAATCTCAAGGAACTTCGTGCCTTCTGTAAGGCAGTAGAAGCCAAGGGATTAAACATTCATTGGACCGGATATTGTCGGTGTGATGGAAGAATGGATTTGGAATACTACAAGGATTTAAAGGCTGGTGGATGCATCATGTTGAACTATGGCATTGAATCTGGAAGTCAGAAGGTGCTAGATGCCATGGATAAGCGTGTGACCATTGAAGAAATGGAAGCCAACTTCCGTCATGGAAAGGAAGTGGGTATCTATGCCGCCACTAATTGGATTGTAGGATTTCCAAATGAAGATTTCCAAGATTTCGCTGATAGCATGACTTTCTTGTGGAGAATGAGAAACAACAACATCAACAATGTGGGTGCTGGTGTAGGCATGGCAGTGGGTCCAGAAACCATTGTGGGGCAGAACACACATAAGTTCAATGTCAGTGCTCACAAATATCAAGGACATTGGATCACTCAGGATTTCACAAAGGGTGGCACGCACGTGATGCATCGTGTGAAGAACTTCCATACCTTCTTGGATTTCATGCGTGGTTGTACTGATGTACCTTTCGGATATCCCATTCGTATGAATTTAGAAAAGGAACATTATGAAATCACATTACACAATCCCAACACCATCAAGGAAATTGATTACGAAGATTTTGATTATCGTATCATCAAGCCTAACTTGAATCCTTTTGCCGATAATCTTGTGAACGAGATGTGGCCTTTCTTCCGTATGTTATGGAAGACACGTGGTGGATATAATGCCACGGTGAAGTTTAATCCTGAGATTGATATCAAGGAATTTGGATGGCAATTTGGTCCTGGAATGTATAATGCTGTGTATAAGTTTTCCATCACTGATGATGGAAAGTGGATGGCAGACTTTGACATGAAGTTTGACCA